GCTGGGATAGAGCCTTGAGTATCGGTCCGGGCGGACGGGCGCCCTAGACCGATTAGTTCTAAGTATTTACTTACTTACTCAAATCGGCGCCGTACTCGACTTGGGCCAGCAGGGTCAGCATCTGCGTTTCGTCCGCCAGCACGCGCTCGTCCGCGCCGTTCGGGGACACGCTGATTTTCTTGTCAAGGAACCGCACGGCGTCCGAGTCCTCGCCCCACAGGGCGCTGGCCAGCATGCGATAGGTGGCCAGCGTGGACGGGTGGCCGGTGGAAAGGATCGGCATGGCTTTACTCATATAGGGGTTTGAAGGAGTCGGCCCGCTCCCAGCGCTTGGCGCTGGGGTTGTACACGGCGTTGCCGGGCGCTTGCAGGTTGTAATCGCTAATGTCCCGGCTGGCACACGGCATGCTGGTGCCGAAGTAGTCCATCAGCATTTCACGCCGCAGGTAGCCGTAATGCTTGAGCATGAAATCAACCATGCGGATGCGTTGCTGCGCGGCGTAGTTCATCAGTTCATCATCGCCTTGAAAATGCCCGCTTCCGCCTGGAAGAAGACGTGCGTTTCCTGCATCAGCTGCTCGATCAGATCGATGTCCGCTTGCGTCGGCACCGGACCGGGCGATGACAGATGCGTCAGCGCCATCATCGACTTGGCCGCGCCGCCGTAGAACGCGCGTTTGCATTCGGTGTGCTGTTGGCCGGCGGGTAACAGCTGGCCATAGGAATCGATCTGGTAGGCTTCCCACAGGGTCGCCATCAGGTCCACCGGGTGCTCATCGGTCATGATCGTGCGTCCTGTAGGTCAGCTATCTGCTTGCGCAGATACAGGATGGTCCCGGCTGCCACGCCCAGCGCATAGGCCAGTTCCTCGGGTGCGGCCTTGTCTAGACCGTTCTGGCACAGCTCGGTGTAGACCTTTTCAAACAGGTATCCGTCCGCCGCGCCCTTGGCGGACGCGGTGAAGGTGCGCGGGTCTTGTGGGTCAGTCATCGTCTTTCCCCTTCGGCCAGAATTGGCTCGGGTCGTAGTTGGGTTTTGCCTTGGCCTCGATGTCCTCGGGCGTTTCAGGACGCCGGGCGATCCAGCCGGACGGCACCTCGTCGCCTGTCTCCATCGCCACAAAGGCCGCTGCCGCGTCGTGCAGGTCATTGAAGCAATACCGGCGCTTGTAGGGCGTGATCGGCCCCACGCCGACGAACAGGCCCACGGTGAACATCAGGCGCCCAAGGGCGATATAGGTGCCGTCGTCCAGCTGCCGCCAGTCCATAAAGTTGTTGATCGGGTCGCGCAGTGCGGCCTCGATGTCGGGGCGTTTCTCAGGGTTGCCCATCGGTCTGCTCTCCGTCGATCCACGTTTCCAGCTTGCGCTTTATCCCTGCCAGATCCATCGCGCGCTGGTGGCCTCGCTCGGCCTCGTCCCAGGTGGCGTACCGCTCCGTGTATTGGTCGTGCGGTCCGCCGAAGATCATGGTTTCAAACAGGATCGGCGGACCGGATGGCATGTAGTTGTGATCGATGCCCATAAACGTGGTGGACACGGTAATACCGCGCTCGTTGTCATAGTCCCAGCCCACACGCCGACCGCCCGCGTCCTCACCTTGGCTGGCACAGAGCCGCGCCCATTCGTGCAGGTCTTGCGTACCTATCGGCGTGCGTCCGTCCGCGTCCAAGATCCAGTAACGCGGACGCCATTGCTCAGGCATCTTGTTCATGGGTGATCCCCTTGAACACGGTTTGCTCGCCAAAGATGGTGGGGCGATAGCCCTGCCGCTCAAGGAAGGCCAGCAACCGCGTATTGATGATGTTCTCGACCACCAGCGCCTGTAAGCCCAGCGCAGGCAACTCGGCCTCCAGACGGCTCAGCAGCGCGGTAAATCGGCCCTGTTGCTGGTACTTGGCAGGGATGGTGATGTCTGCCAGTAACAGGCACTGCAAGCGCTTGCGCTCGGCGCACTGGCGCGAACCGAGGCGGACATAGACGTGGATGTGCTCCGCGTGCAGGTGCTTGCGCACCAACTCGTTGCCCTTGCGCTTGTCCGCCAGCGCGTGCAGCTGGCCTATCAGGTCATCGATCCACTCACTCACTGGCCTTTCTCCTTCGTTTCCAAGAGTTCGGCCTGCTCGCGGTTCAGCGGGCGCGCCGTATGGTTGTCCATCGAGTACAGGCGGCGTATCACGCTGTCCGGGTGAAAACCCTGATAGATGTGCTGGCCCTTGCGGATCGCCTGATACTTGCTGTCCGCCTTCACGTTGAACAGGAACGCCGATTGCCCGGTGGCGCGAAACGTCCCGTAGTACACCCACCATCCGTGGCTGTAATAGGCAAAGTCTTCATTGTCCTCGCTCATGCTTCTCGGCCTCTATGCGCAGTTCCTCCAGTCGTTTCGTCACGGCCTCCAGATCCTTTTTCACCTCAGTGCGCAGGATCAGGATTTGCAGATTCTTGTCTATGCGGTTCATGTAGATGAAGCCATGGCACAGGTATTGCGCCAGCGAAAAGGCCACGCAGCCCCACGCAAAGCCCTGCTGTCCGCCGACGACCAGACCGAAGCACAGGCCGCACGCGGTGGTAATCAGCGTGTCCCAGGAAACGTACTTGGCAAGGTTCACAGACCGGCCTCTTCAGGGGTGATCGGGCGTTTCCAGCTCTCGACCGTGACCTTACCAAACTCAGCGGCCCAGGCTTGCAGCACGTCGCCGTGCTGGCGGGAGGCTTCGTGTGTTTCGCCCGTGTGCGGGTTGGTATAGAGGAACCAGCGCCCTTCGCGGATCATTTCCACACGGCGCTCGGCGTTGCGTTTGGCGTTCTTGCTCGGGTGGGACTTCTTCGCAGGCTTGGCCGCTTTCTTTGGCTCCGGCTCCAGTGGGTGCTCAGCAATCGGCGCGGCGCCGGTCAGCGTATCAGCGGAACCGCCAGCCGCCCCGAACGAGGCAAAAGGCGAGACCTTCGGCGTGGGCTCCGGCTTGAGGGTGAAGGTCTCCACGTCCTTGGGCTTGCGCGGCGTGTAGGGCTTGCGCGGTGCCTTGGGCGCCTTGGCGGCGCTCGCCAGTAGGCTCGGATCGATGGCCAGCACAGCCTCGCGCAGCGTCCGTCCGTGCATTTCCAGCACGTCGGACACGTCTTGAATAAACGACTGCTCAGCGATGTATTCCGGCTGTTGAGTCAGCGCGGCGAGCTGCGCCTCGCGGGCTTTGATTTCTTCTTGTAGCTGTCGGGCACGTTGCAGGGCGGTGGTCATTGGTGGGCTCCTTTAGTCAATAAATCCGGCGATGGCTTCGCCGTCCAGCAGTCCTTGCTCGCTCAGGTCGAACGCCCAATCACGCAGGGACAAATACAGGTCAGACATCTGTTGCGCGGAGTTGTAACGCGCGCTGCCGGGCTCGGCGTCCTCGGCCAGATACCAGCCGAAGTGGTTGACGATCATCAGGGTGGTGGCCATGCCAAAGCTGGCGGCGTCCATGTCCGGGTTCTCGTAGCCGTTGCTCTGCACCGACACGCTGAAAGTGTCCGGGCGGCTTGGCATCCAGAAGCCCAGGCCACGCTCGGGACAGGCCACAAACAGCGCCTCGGGTTCGCGGTCCATGTCCGTGTATTGGCGGAAGGACTGGCCAAAGGCATCGCGCAGCATTTCGGCGTGCCACTCGTAGACGGCGGCAGTCTCGCGGGAGTAGTGGCCGTGCAGGTACTCAGGAATCACGGTGAAGTCACGGATTTCCGAGAGGTTCAGCGGGTCGAAAGCGTTGTTGGTTTTCATCGTCAGATTCCTTGATGCGCCGTGTCTTTGTCGGGGTCATAGTTCGGGTTGACTTCCAAGATGAAGCGCAGCCTAAACGTCAGGATTCGGCCCTTGGGGGTTCTGACGATCTTTCCAGCGATGTACTCCAGCGACTTCAATAACTCCTTGCGCTGGTATGGCAGGCTGTCCACGCGGACGAACCGCGCGCCTTGCTTGATCGCGTTCCGGCAGAACTGGATGTTTTGGTCTTGCGGCATGATCGCGCCCATGGTTTGTGCTCCTTCAATCCAAGAGGGTCAGGACATCGGGGTTTTTCAGCTCGGGTTTCCATGCGTTAACCGCCGTCCGCAGATGGTCCGGGCAGTGGTGTGCATAGGTCTTTTCCACGACCGCCGCCGAGTTGCCCAGCACGCCCGCCACGCGCCACAGATCCACGCCGCTGCGCGCCATCAGAGTGGCGGCGGTGTGTCGGAGGGTGTGCGGAGTCATGTCGAGGAACTTGGGATTGCCGGTCGCCTTGTAGGCGTCTTCTTTGAGCGTGCGGAACTGGCTTTGCAGTTCGGTATCGACATCGAGCACCCACGGCTGGCCCACGTCTTCATCCCGCGCCCTTTCGAGCATCGGCAGCAGCCAGTCCGCGATAGCCACGGATACCTTCTTTTTGGTGCCGCCGCCGTCCGTGGACCCGGACAGCTGGAAATTGATGCGGCCAATCGTGAAATCCACACAGTCCCAGGTCAGGGTCAGCACTGCCGACTTGCGCGCCGCCGTGCCCAACGTCAGCCAGATGAACCGCCACAGCCGCGACATGCGCCCGGTTTCCGGTTCTTCCACCTGCACAAAGCGCAGCAGCCATGCCGCTTCTTCTTCATCCAGCCACAGGTCTTTTGACGCCGGTTGCGCCGGAACCTTGATGGCTGGGACGTTGGCCGGGTTGTAACTGGCGTTTTCCACGGCAAACAGGTACGCCGTCCGAAGCAGGCTCAGCTCTTGCCGAATCGTGCCCTTGGCGGCGTTCTTGGGAAGGTGTTTGCGGTGCTCGGGATAGCCCGGATAGATCGGAGCCGTGCCCATGGTGCGATTGGTGGAGTACGTTTTGACGGTGAGCGGAGGCAGGTTTGCAGCGGGTAACTTCCCAAGGCTGGCACGCAGCCAAGCAATGGAGACTTTGCGTCTTTTGCTGTCGGTGATTTCAGTGTCTACATGGTGTTTTTCGTAGCAGTCGAGTATATCGCCAACGGTGTTTAGTTCCGGTCCGTGCTTATCGGCGGACAACTTCGCTATATAAGCGCCGAGGGCTTTTTGTGCTACGTCGTAGTCTTTGGTTTTCAGGGAGAAGATCAACGCCCGTCCTTTCGGTCCGGCGCCGGGGTGGTTGATGGTCCAATAGCCCAGCGGGTTGAGCTGCATCCAGGGCGTGCCGTCCATGCTTCGCTTTCTATCTGATTGTCTCATTCTGTTGTCGCTCTGTTGTTACTTCGGTTGGTTGATCTTGTCCGTGAGGTAATGCGGCGGAACTTGGCTCAAGTAGTCCGCTATATCGAGAGTGCAAAGAGTTTTAAAGCCAGCCTCACGGGCTTCGCGCTTGGCGTCCATGATGGCTATTTCGCGGATGAGGGTCTTGGATTGGTAGCAGTAGTAATAGGTTAAACCGGTGTTGCCTTTTTGCACTGAGAGGACGACGTGTAATCCGGGGGTGACGCCGTAGCGGTCTAGCTTCCGAGCGTTTTCCCTTCGCTCTGACTCCTGATCGATGACTGTGAGCCCGAGGGATCGCGCCATGTCGCGCATCATTTGCTGTTCGTTTAGCTGTTGTGATCGTGCGGCGGTCTGAGTGCGCATCTGAGAGTCCTTTGTCGCTGTTGTGGTTGGTAGTGCAACTACAAGTTCCCACTGGCAGTGTGCTACAGCATGTAGCACCCTGCAAGGGTGAAAACTCAGTATTTACGTAATTAATCAACTGCTACACTCTATCGCATTGCTGGCCCAGCCTTGCCACCCAATAAGACAGACGGCAAGTGCCCTTGAGGTTTAGACCATGCGCTTCGATGTTCAAGCTATTTTTAACACATTTGGCGGACGTTCCGCGATTTTCGCGCGTCTGAATACCCGCCGCCACCCTATCACCATCCGCGCGTTAGACAAATGGCGCGAGCGCGGTTCCATCCCGCCGGTCTGGTTGGCCCATATAACAAAGTTGGCGGACGCGGACGGGATTGCATTCAACCTGCATACGTATCTACTGCGCGACGCCGCTCCCAAGGACGCGGCGAACGCCGAAGAACTGCACTCCCTACTGGACTAAGCCATGATCGACATGACCGATTCGGAAATCTCCAAGCTGGCGATCCTGCTCGCCGCTGACCAAGACCACTTTATGGGCTTGGACCACCAAGCCGAACACGGCATGCACGCACTGGCGCGCATGTGGCTGGTGGGAGCGATCACGGACGGGCTCTGGCGCGCGTCCGGCCAAACCTGCCTGCTGGCCGTGACCACGTTGGACGTGATGCTGCCGGAGTTTGACGGCGAACTGGCCTCGCTGGCAAAGCGCATGTCCGGCTATCTGCGCGCCCGAATCGCCGCCTATGAGGCTGAGATTCGCAAGGTCCAGAGCATGAGCCGTCACTGATGCCGGATCTGCTGCCCAACCAGCTGGCAGCAACGGCTTGGCTTTCCCAGGAGCAGGACCGCGACCACAGCGGACACGCCTTTCTGGTCATGGACATGGGGCTGGGCAAGACCGCGACGGCCATTGCACACGCTCGCTCCCACAAGCCCGCCACCCTGCTGGTGGTGGTCCCCGCCGGTCTGCGCATCCACTGGTCCCGCGAGTTTGACCTGTTCTGGCCGGACCACCCGGACGTGGAGCTGGTCATGTCCAGCACCCAGCGCATCGGCCCCGGTCCCATCATCGTGGTCAACTATGACCTGCTGGTTTACCCCACCATCCTCAACCAGCTGCGCACCCGCCTGTGGGACATGCTGATCTGCGACGAAAGCCAGATGGCCAACAACGTCGAGGCTAAACGCGGGTCCGCCGTCCTTGGCCGGGACGGACTGGTCAAACACAGCGGGCAAGTCCTGTGCCTGTCCGGCACTCCGGCACCCAACCACGTCGGGGAGCTGCACGGCTGGTTCTCGGCACTGGTGCCGCACCTGCTCAAAGGGTCCAAGCAATACCCGGACGTGACCAGCTACTACAGCTTTCTCACCCGCTACGCGAAATTCAAGGTCGGCCAGTACGGCATCACCGTGCTGGGCTCACGCAACGCCGGGGAATTCCGCCGTCGCTTTGCCGGGCTGATCCTGCGTCAGCGCAAAAGCGAGGTGATGAAGGATCTGCCGCCGCTGCGCATTGGCACGGTGACGCTGGAAGCCGACGACCTGGGCGAGCTGCAAGCGCTGCTGGAGCACCCCGACTATGCCGCGCTGGCCGAGGCCATGGCCAACCTACGGACGGACGCGCCGGACGCCATGGCGCGGCTCAGGGACGCCCTGAGTAGCACCCACCTTGCGACACTCCGTCGCCTTATCGCCATCCACAAGATCGATCCCGTGGCCCGGCTGATCCGCGAGGAACTGGTGGGAGGTGAGAACAAGCTGGTGGTGTTCGCCCATCACCGCCAGCTGATCGAGGGGCTGCATTCGCTGCTGTACAGCTACGGACTGTACCCGGCCATGGTCCACGGCGGCGTACCGCCGAAAGAACGCCAGCGCCAAGTCGATCACTTCCAAGGACACAAGCGCTGTCGTGTATTCCTGGGACAACTCGACGCTGCTGGAGTCGGCTACACCCTAACCGCTGCCAGCGACGTGTTACTGGCCGAGGCCAGCTGGTCGCCGTCGAAGAACCTGCAAGCGATCAACCGCGTGTCCCGCATTGGCCAGAAAAACGCCTGTTTGGCCCGGTTTGTCTCGCTCGCCGGTTCCGTGGACGAGATCGTGAACATGGTTCAGTCCCGCAAACTTGACGCCCTGAATTCGCTGCTACTCTGAGGTTTCAGTAGTGAGTATTTAAGTAAACACTTACCTACTTACGACAACTTCCGACGACACAGCGAAACAGAGGCCAGTCATGCACCTGAATATTTCTGTCGAAAATTACGACTCCCCGCAACAAATTCGCAGCCTTGCAAACGCCCTCACCGCCTTTTCTTTGGAACTTGAGACAAACGGTCGCACTTCCGGCGAAGTCGGCACCGCGCACACGGGCGGCATCACGCTCAGCGCCAGTTCCAGCCCGGACACCGCCGCCGAAACCCCCGCCCCTGCCAAGCGCACCCGCAAACCTGCCGCCGCCGTAGCTGCCCCCGAACCAGAGCCAGAGCCCGAGCCAGAGCCCGAAGTGGACCCGGACCTGCCACTGGATGACGGCGAGGAAGAAGAACCCGAAGAACCTGCCCCACCGAAGGAAGCCAAGAAGAACGGCAAGGTGGCCGGTGATGACAAGGCACTGCGCCAAGAAGTGCTGGAGCGCTTCGCCAGCTACGCCGACGAGGCCGGTGTGCTGGAAGGCAAAGCGCTGCTGCAAGAGTTCAAGGCAACCAAGTTCAGCGAAGTCAGCGGGACCGATCTGCGCGCCTTCGCCAAGCGCCTGACGGTCCTTGAAGCCGCGCTATGACCACGTTGGTACTCACCCCCGCCAAAGCCGAGGACAGCGGACACAGCGCGCTGGGCGGGTCGGTGATCGCCCTTGTGGAGCTGTGCCCCGGCTCGTACCGGCTCAGCAAAGGCATGCCGAACACCGCCGGGCACTTCGCCCGCGAGGGATCGCTTGCGCATGAGCTGGCCGCGCACTGCTTGATTCACGGCTTCTATCCCAAGCGCTTTGTTGGCAAAACCATGCCAGGTTTTGAAGACATGGTGATCGACAAGGAAATGGTGCTCTACATCACCGAGTACGTGGACTACTGCCGTGCGCAGTGCGAGCCCGGTGATGTCGTGCTGATCGAGGCGAGTTTCAACCTCGATGAGCTGGTGACGGACGCCCCGGAAAGCCTGTTCGGTTCCGCTGACTTCACCCGCTACCGTCCACGGACCGGGCACCTGCTGACGCTGGATCTGAAATATGGCTCTGGCGTGGCCGTGGAAGTGCGCAACGAGAAAGGCCAGCCAAACCGGCAGACCTTGTACTACGCGACCGGCGCGACGTTGAAGCTGCGCGAGCAAGGCCACAAGGTCAAGTCCGCGTCCGTGGGCATCTTCCAGCCGCGCGCCTCACACCCGCACGGCCCGGTGCGCATGGCGGACGTGTCCGCGCTCGACCTGTTGGACTGGATGGGTGACTTGGCCGTCATCGTCCGCGCCGCTGGCCAGCCGGACGCGCCGCTGGTGGCTGGTCATCACTGCCGTTCCAAGTTCTGCAAAGCCCTGCCGCGCTGCAAGACCCACCAAGCGTGGCTGATGAGCCAAGCCCAACTGGAATTCAGCGACGGCCTGTTGCAGCCGATCTTTGACGATCCGTCGCTGCTCAGCCACGACGACATCACCCGCGTGCTCGATGCCGCCCCGGCGTTGGTGGCGTGGGTGAAGGCGTGCCAGGACTACACGCACCGCACGCTGGAAAGTGGCGATCCGTTCCCCGGCTGGAAGCTGGTGAGCAAACGCGCGACCCGCTCCTGGGACGGCGATCAAAACGACATTGCCGCCGAGCTGGTGAAGCTCGGCGCGGACCCGGCTGCCATTTGGGACCGTTCCCTGCTGTCGCCCGCACAAGCGGAAAAGCTGCTTGAGAAAGACCGCCGCCCCGCCTTGGCCGACCTGACCAAGAAGGTATCCAGCGGCACCACCCTTGCGCGTGATACCGACTCTCGACCGGGCGTTTCGTCCGGTCCCGCCGCCGAATTTACGCCCGTTTGAAACAGTGAATCGGAGAATCGATTATGCCCGGCGAAGCCCGTAGCGAAGTCATCATCAGCCCCGAAGGTGTCTTGATGTTTGAGCACCTTTTCCGTCCGCGTGCGGACCAGAAAACCCGTGACGGACGCCCGAAGTTCACCGCCACGCTCTGCATCAAACCGAAGTTCCAGAAGACCGCGCAGTTCAAGGCGATGAAGGCCGCTGTAGATGGCTGCATCGCGGAGAAATGGGGCGACCAGAAGCCTAAAAAGCTGAAAGTGCCGTTCCTCACCGTGGAAGATCTGGACAAGGTGCCGCAAGGCATCGAGGACGGCGATATTTTCATCCGCGTCACGGCGGTGAACAAGCCGAAGCTGGTGGACCAGCACGTCCAAGAGATTCTGGACGAGTCCGAGCTGTACGCCGGTTGCCGCGTGCGCATGTCGATCCAAGCCTACACATGGACCGACGACAAGGGCGGCAAGGGCGTGTCCTTTGGCCTCAACAACGTGCAGAAGATCGGGGACGGCGACCACCTGAGCGGCGGCAGCCGTGCCGAAGACGACTTCGATGAAGTTGAAACCGACGAAGAAGAAGACCTTCTTAACTAAGGAGGTGGCGTGAGTATTTACACAAATACTCACGCCTTTTTTATGACTGACGACCGCCTACACATCGACTTTGAATCCCGTTCCCGCCTCGACC